GTAATCGTTCCGTGACCTGTTAATTTAATGTGATTGACTTCGATTGTTTCTCCATCATCATCAAAGTCGAATGAAGTGATTGCGACATCATCATATACCGTTGTCCAAGCATCACCTGAGGCTGCTTTGATTTCAACCTTAGTAAATTCAAATCCACCATATACATCAATGGAATCAATGTGAGTGGCAGCAATTTCATGGGCTATCGCCATTCCTCCGAGCGTATCTTCATCATCTGTAAATTTTGTTCCACGACTTACAGAAATGTAGTTTCCTCCAGCTTCAGCCACTATGCAGCTTGTTCCAGTATTGTTATCTACTGCATTTGCAGCGGTTCCTGAAGAACTGGCAGGATTTATTAATTCTGGATGCATCCCATTAAAATCCCAAGTTATAGGATTACCATTCAAGGTGTCCTCATCACCTGTTTCAGAAGCAGAAGAATTTAAATTGATATTCCCCAAAGCTTCAATTGCATCATCAGAAGCTTCTACCGCAACTACAGTTTTTGAAACAGCAGATATACCACTAAACAAAAGAATATCATTTATTCTTTGTGACCCTCCCCTTACTCGAAAACCAGAAGTCCCGATAGGATAAACATTAAACAAAGAAAGGGCATCTCCTTCCTCTCCTGTTAAATTGTCTAAATTTATGCCACGGGAAAAATTGCCGAGACTTATCCTAGCTGACTCACCAACTGCAGGGATCATAAATCTTCTTCTCCCTGCCCAAAGTCATAATTAAACGCATCACCGGCCCACTTATGAGTACCAAAATCCCTCTTACTCAACATAGACTTCATTTCTTCTCTTTGAACCACAATTTCTTGATTCACGAAACTTATGTCTTGACGGTACATAATCAAGAATTTCTTTATTACAAGCCACGCCAGAAGTTCTGAATTCGGGAACGTGACCTCTGTACCGGAATCAAGAACAGGAAGGGTCGGCACCTTGCTGTAATATACTGTAAGGCTTAAATTTGCTCCAGGCTTTGCCTCGAAATACAAATAATTCCCAACCACTGAATACCGAGTGGGCGTTCCAGATCCCACATCTGCATATTCTAAGATTGCAAAATTATTTGTTAATTGCGTATTGTCTGAGGCGTTAAAAACACTAAAGACAACCGAAGCAAAGTCTGAAGGCAACGCAACGGTATCACTCCCTGCTGTAAGCGTAACAGTATCAGTACCAAGATAGTACCTTTCAAATTGTGTTCCAAGATTTTTTATTTCAGACTGATATGTTGGAACAAAGACTGTGGTAATAACAGCATCGGTGAATCTGTTTTGATTAGGGTCTTTGAGCATCAAAGCAATGAAATCATAAATTTCTCGTCTGTTCATTAGCAGAAATAGACCTTTTCGGGGTCTTCTCCATTGTCAATTCTTGCTTGTCTTTTAAGTCCCTTTTCAAGTTCCATTAATCGTCTTTCATCCCGCACTTCTCTTTTTCTTGTCTGATGAAGCCTTTCTTTTTCTTTCCTTGCTCTCGCCACATTCTTTCTGGTATTAAACCGCTGCCTGAAGGACTCCTGAAGCTTTCGCATTGAAAATGGTTCTCCTTGTAAAAAGGAAATCCAATCCTTCCCATTCATTTTGAATTGAATATAGTGATCTATTGTGTCATAGAACACTTCAATTTTAGGGTGAACCCGCCTCGCAAGACGGGTTTCCCGCTCAAGCTTCTTTAGTGCCACTTTTTTTGGCGGCAGGGCGACCAGGAGACTTCTTCTCCTCTTTTTCCGGTGCAATTTGAATCCGGGCAAGTACTCGCTCAAGAGCATTGACTTCTTGTTCCAACAACGCATTGCGCCGCAGAACATCTTCAAGCTTTTCAATGTTCTTAAAGCTTTCATTTGCCAGAATATTCTCGATACCGATCAAATATCCTTGGTGATCCAAATTGCGATTCTGAGCCATCTTCTTCAGAAAAAGAAGAGATTCTTCGGGAGATTTCCGTGTCGCATCCTGAACAAGCTTCATCATACGATCATCCATTTATTCCTCCATTAAAAGGAAGGGGGCTTACGCCCCCACCCATGCAGCAAAAAGCGAACCGGCAGAGGTAACAGTTTCCAAAGCCCGTCCGACTTTAAGCAGTTCATCATCAACCGCACCAACCTTAACCGTAATGGCTGAACCCGCAGCAACATCACCATAATACACTTCAAGAACCTTGAGAGCATTGGTAGCAAAAGTTGCAGCAGTTGTGCCATTAAGCTGCTTTTCCATATAACCGATAGTTGCACCGTCATTGGCCAGATATTTAATCGCTACATACTTTGTAGAGGCTCCACCAGCAACAACAGTGGGTTTCTGATCATACGCCCATTGAGAAGCGGCAGCCGGCTCTACAACACCAGCAGTCAAATTACCTGCAGTAATTGTAGTGATCGCCAAACCACCAGACGTTTCAGAAAGTTCTACGTCACCAGTAGTAACCGCATCAAGCCAGCAGGCATAAACACGATCATACTTACTCGCAGAATCAACATCAGTCGTTCCGTTCAAGGCGAGTGTAACAACCTCAGGAATGGTTTCACCGTTTTTCAAGGCAATAACAGTCAGAGTTTGAGTGGTATCGCCAGCAGCAGAAGAAACCGCCGTAATGTTGTCATTTGCAGGCTGGTTTCCGAAGTCACCTCCCGCAGCAACAGCCTTGATTGTGGTGGCAGTCAGATTGGCATCAATCAACATTGTAACACCACCATCATAGGCAGGCTTAAGGGGATAACCCTTGGTAATAGGAGTTACGGCATAAGCCTTAGTGTGGCAGTAGTTAAACAGCCAAACTTCATCACCATCAGCCGCAGCCTCATCTGCCCTATGGAAACCAATAATGTCAAGTTCTCCCGCACCCGCCTCTTCTACCTTTCCAGCGGTACTGGAAAACTTCAACGCAGCGCCGGCCTTGATAGCACCATCAGCAATAAAGTTAAGGTCCGAGTGAGAAGTTGTCAGCTTCCAATCAACGAAAGCAAGCTTACTCCAAGGATGAAGACCTTCTGTTACAATGATCATTTTAGTCTCCTTAACTAATTGCGTTCCGCTTGATGCCCTTGAAAACACCATTGCGCCTGGGGTCTTTGGAACCGATGGTAAAGTACCACGCCATACGTGCGGTAATAATGTCTTCAGTTACCGAACGCACAAACTTTCCACCACTTCCATAGGTTTCCCATTGCAGCGGGAAGGATTCACGAATTTCAATGCCGCCCTGAGTGTCCAGCGCATAAAGCTCTCCATCAAGCATTTCGTCGATTTCACGGAAAACATAGCGTTTGCCGCCAAAGACAAAAGACAAGTCAGAGGCAAAACCACCTTCACTCACAACAGGTTGAGTCGTGATTCCCTTGTTTTCAAGGACCAGCATCCATGAGTTATATACCCCGGTTTCAGCGAGAAGCGAATTAACCTTGGTTTTCTTGCCAGAATGCGCACGAAGATTATCAAGGAATTGCTTCATAACCAGATAACTCAACAGGGTGTTATCACCAGCAGTACCTTGCACATAAGCCTTCAGCCATTCGTTGCCAGTAGCGGTCCTGTCCTTGCCCTGGAAGGTTCCAGAGGGAGGGTTGGAATCGCTAATGACAGCCATCAGGCCAGGAGGTTCAGTGTCAAAGCCAGCATCATAACCACCATACCAGTAAATATTGTTTGTGCCGGTCCATTGTCCATCACCGGACGCATCAGCACCAGTAGAATCGTTTGTGACTTTGATTTGTGCAGTACTGTTGTCAACACCTTCAACACGATATCCGGTTGATCCGGTTCCAGCAGTCAAAACCATGCCGATCTGGAAAATTTCAATCGGAAAATCGGCAACAGTGAGAGTAGTGTAAGTACCATCACTTGAATCAATTGAGGAGATGGTTCCCATCCTGGCACTACCATCACCAATTGAAACACGGTTGCCGTTATGCAAAGCATTATCGTGTGCATCGTCCACAGCATCACCCAAAACATCAATCAACGCACCAGGACCCTTCGATTCCCGAATTTCAGGAAGAGTCAGGTCAAGTGCCTGATAGAAGTAATAGGTAGACAGGCTACTCTGTTTGTATTCTCGGGCTTGCGCTTCAGGAAGCGTGATACGCTCTTTTCGGAATCCAGAACCGAAGTTCCCACGCCGCCTTACGGTGTAAACGTGTGATTTCCCTGTAAAGTCTTTATGAGGCAACAAGCTGAGAACATTTGTGGAACGGAGCAGCAAGTCAACTAGCTGTTTGTCGTAAATATCCATAAATACATCTTGGATATAACTAATTTTTTCTTTCATTTAGTGTTTCTCCGTTTAAAAATCAGTTCTCCCATATTTATTAATTGCTTGGCTTCGGAGATCAGAAAGACCTGTTTCCAAACTCAAGGGCTTTCTTCCACTAACTTTTTGATCCAATTCCCTGACTTCATCATCAGAGACACCTTCAGCTTTATTTGCCGAAAAATCTTTTTCTTTCCCGCTCATTTCCTTTAACCATTTGTTGTGCAATTTCTGCATAAGTTCGGGTGAGATGTCTTTTTCAGTTATAGGTTTCTTAGGAATTTTTGACAAAAAAGCCTCCAAGTCTCTTACTCCCTGTTCAGGTCCATAAAGGTTCCAACGTCCATTGGGTTCTGCTTTAGCTTGTACTTTCGCCATTTCAAATAAACCATAGACTAATGGTTCCATACCTTCCTGAATTGGGCTGCCTGGGTCTTTGGCTCGCTCATTCAACAACTGCCTTGTAGTATTGATCTTCTTTTCTTGTTCAGCTTGAGATTCCTTAATTTCTGTGTCCTGGACATATTTGCTTACACTACCAACTTGATTGGCAAGTTCATTCAACTTAGAGATCATGTTCCTATAAGCTTCAGGATTTGCCATTGGGTCTTTCGGATCAATACCAAAATCTTCAATTGAGAATTTTCGTTGTGGAGTTTCCTCTTCAGGTTTTTCTTTTCCGACACCCTTTCCTTCAAGTTTGCTGAGTAGTTCATCAACTCGTTGAATTCTTTCATCCAAGGCCCTTTGGGACTCAGAAAGAGATTGGGATTTTCGTGTAATCATTTCTCTGCCAGCAAAATCAGACCGAATTTCACCCCAGGGCTTTTGAACAACCTGACCGTTAATTTTTACAGAAACAAGAGTATCGTCATCTAAATCAACGGTCTTGTTTCCTTCTTCTTCGACAGGCTTTGCTTCAACTTTTTTTTCTTCTGAAGATTCCTCTTTGGGTTCATCTTCTTCCGTACCGGCAGGACGAAAGGGAATTTCCTCACCGTCTACGGGTAATCCGGTCTCATCATCATTGGTATTCGCTGTGGCGGTTGTACCAATAGGCCGATTGTTGGCAATTTCCATTGCTTGTCGGCGCATTTCAGCGAGACTTGATTCTCTTTTTGCTTTTACTCCTTCGTCCATTTACATCTCCTGTTCCATTCCGTTTCCGGGTGATGGAGGTATATTAGGACCATTTGCCAAATCATTCTTGGGTGGTCCTTTGGGCAAATTTACACCACCTTTCGGTGGAGCATTATTCTGCATTTGCGCTTGTTCTTGTTGCTCAAGCCTTGATTTCATTTCTGAAACTCTTTGTTCAATTGCACTCTTAATTGTTTTATCCAACTCTTCATATTCTTCCGTCAGCATAAAATTGGTGATAACTTCAAGAACAATTTTGGGATCTTCGATCTGGAGAATAGGTGGAACCTTTTTTCCCTCACTCTCAATAATTGTTTGCAAACAGCGTTGAGCATACTCTTCCATTCTCTTCCTGCTTGAGGTCAAGCCTTCAATATCTCCAAATTGGACTGCCTTCAAAACAGCAATAGCAGCCGGATTATTATTTTGTGCCTCTTGAAGAATATTGTTATTCCAGAGAAGCATTGCAACCTCTTGTCTACTTGCAGGAGATTTATCAAGCAAAGAACCAACCTGCAAACCAACATCAATCCGAGAACTTAAATCTGAACCAATAAACGCCTTTTCCCTAAAATGCCTGTTAACATGAAAATACTTAACCCGTCTGGTTGTCGTGTAATAATGCCTAAACATATACAAAAGCATTCTTCCAAGCCGGCGCAACGAAGTATGGAAGGAATTGATATTGAAAATATGCCTTGTCAATTCTCCCTGGTAGAGCAAAGAAAGCGCAGAGCCAGACATTTGAGAACCACGCTTAGGCATTCTGCCTTCACTGATTTCATGAATTCCAAAAATATCCTGCAGGAAACCCAACAACATATCAAGATACTGAAGCGGATAGCTGCCCATAGGCGTACCGCCCACTTCAATAGGTCTTGCCTGAGCCATTGGATTATACTGAAACATTCCTGGCAAATTATCCCATTCTCCCTCAAGGAATGTCCCGGTGGGAATACCAATCTTTTTCATTGATGATTGCCGGATATTCATCATCATCATTGACGCTACAAGATTGATTTCCTTTTGAATGGGAACGGCATCAGCAAAAGGGGGATTACTGTACAGACTGCCGTGGAGGTTATCCCATGTCACCGGGATCATTCCCAAAGAGAACAAAGGACCAAACCTTGCAAATGGGTTAGGCTTGTCCGTAACAAGAAACCTTCTATTGACGATCCTCAATATCCTCCCTTGAGGAAGCCAAGGCATAGGCTTGATATAGCGGTCTATTACAAAAATTCTTCCAGAAACATTCCCATTCCCAACATAAAGAGTGTTTACCAAAGCATCTTGTGAACCAATATCAAACTTTTCATAAGGTTCAGATTTCAATTTGCCTTTAAGAAACGGATATTGATACGTTAAATAATCAGCACATTCATAGTGCAAATGATCAATATATCTTATTTCACTAATATTTCTTGCCCTAGGATCAGGGTAAACTGCATATGAAGGAAGAGCTTCAAGCATAATCTCTCCATCAAATACAGGCGTACTCCCATTTGCATCAACATGATAATAGCTACTACTGAAATAGGGCCTTATCCAAGCAAGGGAAAACAAATTGGCAAATTTTAATACAGAACCAAAAACAGAGTTTTCATCTCTCACATCATCATGCAACAATTGGTTAAGCAAAGTATCATAAATTTTTGCATCACCAACATCTTTGGGATCATCACCAATCGGATATGCCGACAGAGTAGGAGCATTCTGAAGGATTTTGCCAGTGGAAATTTCTACAGCACCCTTTGCTACATTAATTTTTGATCTGTGTGGAAGCTTTTTTGATCTACGGATTTTTTCAATCTTCCTTGCAAGTTCTTGCCCTCTCGGATTTTCTTGAAGAGTAGTAGGGATTGCATCTCCCATGCGGATATAATGGTTCCCATTGTAGAATTCTTCATAGAATCGATGCTTTGTACCATAAATCCCTGATTGTGGATGCGTATAAAGTTCAGTAAGAATCTTAGCTACGGTGCTTTTTGCCTTATCTGACGTTGTACTTATTCCTTTGTCGTTGATAAATGGGTTTTTAACCCCTGATTTTTTAGGCATTATTCGTCGTCCTGCCTGTCATCTTCTGCAACAGGGATAAAATCAGCATATCCTTCTGCCACAGGAGCAGTCGGGATTTCGTTACCTATTCTTTGGGCGATAATTTCTTCGTCTTCCGCTAAATCGATCTCGGGGAAAAGAGTTTTATTACTTCTCACTACGTTTATTTCTTCATGTCTGAGTTCTTCTTCCGGTTCTTCATAAAAATTTTCTTCTTTTATTTTTCTTGAAAATCTTTTCTTTCTGAATTCAAAGCGTTTAAAAATATCTATTAAATGAAATAAGAATATTAGTAAAATCGTACATAAAACAGCAATGTTGAGCAACAAAACATAATTTATAAGTATTTTTGTCTCAGCCATTGTCTCATTTATAGTGTTCAAAGAAACCTTTGTCAACA